GAAGAAATGGGCGAGCATGCCCAAGAACTTTGGAAGATTGTTTGCATGCAACTGTACAAACTAAAAATGCTTACCAAAGTGGGTTTAGTCCAGATAGAACAGTATTGCAATTACTATCAAGTTTATAAGGAGGCTTTTGCTAAAATCAATGGAGGTAAAAAAGCGGCAATTAAGTCTGGACAAATGGTTCGTATCAACCCTTATTTTAGTGTTATGCGAGAATCGGAAAAAGCTATGAAGCAATTTGAAGACAGGTATGGCTTAAACCCTTCATCAGCTTCTAAGATACCAGCACCTGCCGATGATTCAAAAAATGAGTTTGAAGAGTTTGAAGACCTTTAAATGAAGATCGATAAACGCATATACAAGTACGACAAAGAAGCCGCTGAGCGCCCTATCAACTTCATAGAGAAGTACATAGTACACGTGGAGGGCAGCAGAGCAGGAGAGCCATTCCTCTTAGAGCCATGGCAAAAAGACATCATCCGTAAAGCTTTTGGCTGGAAGTATAAAAAAAGCGGCAGGCGTAAACACCGTTTCATCTATGTCGAGCTCCCCAAAGGGAATGGCAAATCCATGTTGCTATCAGCTCTGGAGCTATACCTCTTGTGCGCTGACAATCAGCCAGCAGGAGAGAACTACTGCGTAGCAGGTGACCGCCAACAGGCACGCATTGTATTTGATAGCTGCAAAAACCTTATAGCAGGCAGCCCACGCCTTAAAGATAAATTTGAAGTCTACAAAAGCAGCATCATCCACAAAAGCAGCATGTCGGTAATGAAAGTGCTAAGCGCTGAAGCATACAGCAAGCACGGTTACCGCCCATTCTCTATTGCTTTTGATGAGCTACACGTACAACCCAACCGGGAGCTATACGACACCCTCACGCGGGGATTGATTAAGCGCCCTGATAGTATGTGCTGGATGATTACTACCGCCGGAGTAAAAAATACTTTTGCTGAAACGATTCACGACTATGCCCTTAAAATCGAACAGGATGTACTCGAAAACGATGCTTGGATGCCTGTTATCTATTGCGCAGGCGAGGAAGAGGACCCTTTTAGCGAAGAAACCTGGGCGAAAAGCAATCCGGGCTATGGCACCATTATCGACCCGCACGACTTCAAAGCATTGTCAAAAGAGGCAGAAACCCAAAGCACTGCACTAAACGGGTTCAAGCGCCTTCACCTTAACATCTGGACTGGATCTACCGACAACTGGATACCAGTCCACAAGTGGGATAAAGCTGGATTGCGGCAGGTAGACCTAGACTTTCACGAAAAAAACCACACGCCATGCTGGGGAGGGCTTGACCTTGCAAGCACTCAGGATTTATCTAGTTACAGCCTGATCTTTAGAAATGATGATGGCACCTTTGATTGGGTGGCGTGGTTTTGGTGCCCGGAAGATACCGTACACCAGCGCACTAAAGATGAAAATATCCACTATGAAAGCTGGGTAAGGCAAGGGTACATTTTTGCTACTGATGGGAATGTGCAAGATGCTAATGCTATCATAGACTTTGTAGCTACGAGCTACGACCGGTTTAATATTAAATCAGTGGGCTTTGATGCCCATGGTCCGGGTAAATATGTAGGCGCTACCCTTTACACTGAATACAGCGTCCCTATGGAGCAGTTTAGTCAAACCATTATGAACTACTCCACGCCTACCAAAGAGATGGAAAAGCTGATCCTCAGCAAAAAAATAAACCACGGTAACAACCCTGTTCTACGCTGGCAGGTAGATAATGTACAAATATATACCAATACCAATGATGATCGAAGGCCACACAAGGGCAAATCAAAAGATAAAATCGATGGCATTATCAGTGGGCTGATGGCATTAGGAGAGTATTACGATAAGCATCAGGATAAGAGCGGCGTGTTTATGTACGTCCCAGGTGTTGGGCAAGTAAAATATTAAGGATGGAGATTGCAACCGTAACGCTACCTGTACACATTTTTGAAGCTGCTATCTCTAAAGAAGGGTTTTTTATGCGTGTTCAAAAGTTAGCAGAGGATACAGACACTATGAGCCAGGCATACGAAATGGCAGAACAGGAGCAAGAAAGTGAAGGTCTTTCAAGGCGCTACAACAGTTATTTAAGCTTTAAAGTCGCGTATAACCGGTGGGTTAAAGCAACTTTAGAAACATAATGTATTTAAATTCTCCATTTTGTAGCATTTGAAACAAATGTTACCACTTTTTATGCAAATAGTGCGCACATTGCGGCTATGGCATTCAAACTACCATCTCTGCGTGAGCTATTTACAGGCAAAAAGCGTTCAGCTTCGCTTACAAAGCCTGCGCCTTGGATGCTATTAGAAAGCAGCTCTGGTACTGCTGTTACAGAAAACTCTGCACTTTCAATATCTTCTTTTTATCGTGCTATCTCATTAGTGGGCAATGTCTTAGCCTCTATGCCTGCCCATATTGTAGATATTCAGGCTGATGGCGCACAAAAAAAGCGCCCTTACCATCCTATTGCCAGCCTGATCAACTTGGAACCGCACCCCTTTTACACGAAAGGCGATTTTATGATGGCTTTAGTCACCCAGCTAATGATGCGGCAAAACTTTGTGGCGCATATACGCAGAGAGGGGCTAACAGGTAGGCCAATCAACTTAAAGATCATCAATTGGTCAGACGTGTATGATCTTGTTATCGATAATGAGACAGACAGTATCAGCTACAAAATCCAAGGGGTAGGATTAATACCAGGAAGGGACATTTTGCACATTAAAGGGGTAAGCAGGGAAGGTATCTTAGGCGAAGATGCTATCAACCGGCACCGGGACACCTTTGGTGGTGACCTTGCCAGCAAACAGCAGGTGCATAAGATGTACCGTAATGGCACTCGCCTGTCAGGGTTTGTTAGTACAGACAGGGATATGACCCTCGCACAACAAGAGGCTTATGCCAAAAGCTTTGAACAGCTTTACGGTGGTGTTGAAAATTCAGGAGCTACCCCTTTCTTTGGCGGTGGCATGAAATACCATCCTATCAGCATTACTCCTGCAGAAGCTCAAACGCTTGAAACCCGGAAATACAACGTTTACGAAATTTCCCGTATTACAGGTGTCCCTCCACAGTTTTTGTTTGCTATGGATGATAGCGACATTAATAAACTTGAAGATTTAAGCGGCTTATTGATGCGCTTTACGATCGCTCCGCTCGTAGAGCGTATTGAGCAAGAATTTAATCGGAAGCTTTTCACCCCGCGTGAAAAAGGGCGCACAGTGGTCCAATACGATATGGAATACTACCTGCGTGCTGATGCAGAAAGCCGCGCCAAACTATATGAAACCCTTTTCAAAGTCCAGGCGATGAACCCGAACGAGATCCGGCAGCGCGAAGGTATGAACCCCCGCGTAGGTGGTGATGAGTTTGGATTGCCTTTTGCATCCAACGTGGCAGGGTCAGCGCAGGGCGATAGTGAAGAGGATGACACTGAAGAAACACAAGAGGCCAATGGAAGCGAATAAAAACATAGCACAAAGAATGTATTCCCGAAATAGCCTGGAGGTTATTACAGGGGGTGAAAACCAAAACGCAGAGATACGCGGCTATGGCGTAGTATTTAACTCTGATTCTGTGCCCATGTATGTGTGGGATGATCAGCGTGGAGTGGTAAAAGTAGTGGAGCGCATTACTCGGTCTAGTATGGCTAGCGCTGATATGTCTGAGCTCGTAGCTACGTTCAACCACAACTTTGACTACATACTAGGGCGCACATCCAATGAGACGATGGAAGTCCGAACAGATGACAAGGGCGTATACTACGCTGTTAAGCCCAGCAATACAACCTATGCTAAAGACCTGCTGGAGAACCTCCGGGCGGGCAACGTTACAGGCAGCAGCTTTTATTTCAGCATGGACTCTAACGAGGGTTACGATTTTAAAGAGCGGGAAGATGGAATGCTGGAGGCTACGCCTAGGAAAATTACAAAAATCTATGAAATGGGACCAGTAACATCTCCGGCATACCCTGCCACAACATCAGAACGCAGGAGTATGCTACACGATCAGGCAGAAGCTTTCCTGCGACAAAAACGGAAAGCCAAAAAGCAGGAACCAAAACAAGAAATGCCAGACGCTGAGCTGGAAGACTCTATTGCAAAGCACCAGCGGCGGCAGTTTTTACGTACACTCAAAGGAGCGTAGCCTCCATCATTTATTATTTAAACAAAATCATTCTAAGTTATGAAAACCTTAGAGCAAATGCAGGAACGCTACGCGGACTTACAAGATGAGTTTGATAGCATTTACAATTCTGCTGAAGAGGAAAAGCGTGCTTATTCCGATGAGGAAAAAACACGCATGAAAGAGCTGACCAAAACAATGGACAGCCTGGAAGCTGAGATCAAGGATGCTAAAGCTATCGAGCAGCGCAGAATGCGCAATATCGAAGCTAAGCAGCGCAGCAACGGCGACACCCGCAGGTTTGTCGAAAAGCACAACGAGGAAGCAAAGTCCGTTAAGCGTTACAGCCTCCTGAAGGCTATCCGGTCACAGTTGCAAAACGGGCAAAAGCTTGATGGCATCGAGCTGGAGATGCACCAGGAAGCAGAGCGCGAAGCCCGGCAATCAAACATCACTAACCTTAGTGGTATTGGCTTACCTTCTTTCTTCCTGCGCTTCCAGAACAGCGCACACAACGATGAAGCCGCCAAGCGTGCCATGACCGTAGGCACCGATACCGCCGGTGGGCACTCTGTTGACACGGAACTGCGTGGGCTGATCCCTTTCCTTCGCCCACGTTTGGCAGTAGAGGCTATGGGAGCTACTACGCTGACCGGACTGAGCAGCAACATCGACTTCCCACGGGTAACCTCTACCACGAGCGCAACATGGGAAGGCGAAACGGATGCCAATGCAGACAGCCAGCCAGCACTGGACAAAGTGCAGATGACACCGCACCGCCTGGGCGCTAATACGCCAATCTCCAAGCAGCTCATCATCCAATCTTCTTTGGATGTAGAAGCTATGGTCCGGCGGCAGTTAGAGCGTGCCATTGCTGAGGCACTCGACTACGCAGCCATTAATGGAGATGCTACCGGTAACCCTTTGCAGCCTGATGGCATCCTGAATATTGCAGGTATCAACACGGTTGCAATCGATACCAACGGTGGGGCGCTTACCTGGGCACACATCGTGGACATGGAAACGCAGGTTGCAACTGACAACGCTGATTTTGGGCGTTTGGGCTATCTGACTACTCCGGGCGTCCGTGGCGCACTGAAAGGCACCGAAAAAGCTACCAATACCGGGCAGTTTGTTTGGAGCGATGGCCCAATGCCAGCGGCTAATTCACCTCGTATGGATATGGTCAACGGCTACCGGGCAATGGTTTCTACCCAGGTGCCAAGTGACCTTACAAAAGGTTCCGGTACTGCCCTTCATGCTGTATTGTTCGGCAACTTCGAGGAACTGCTGATCGGTCAGTGGGGCGGGTTGGATCTGGTAATCGATCCATACAGCCTCAAGAAAAACGCGCAGCTTGAAATGACTGTAAACACCTGGTGGGACATCGCAGTGCGCCATGCGCCTAGCTTCTGCGCCATCAAAGATGCAGTAGTATAATGATCATCAAGTTCATTAAATCGCCTACCGCACGCGCTAACCTTGCCTATCATATAGGTGAGGTTGGCACCGTGCCTGATGCTCTTGCTAAAGACCTCATAGCAGAAGGCTATGCTGTTGAAGTACAGGGCGAGCAGAAAAAGGCGAGCAAACCGGCAGAGAAAGCGCCTGCAACGCGCACGCGCAAAAAAAGATCCAGTAAGTAAACATGCACTATTACGACAACAAGCTTGAACTTGACTACAACCAAAGCCGCCGGGTAACATTGCCCGGTGGCTTCAAGGTCGCTACTGCTCCGGCAGCAGAGCCTTTTGAGCTTGCATTCGTGAAGAACTACCTAAAGGTAGATTTTACTGAGGATGACGCACTGATAACGCACCTGATTAAAGGCGCAAGGAGTACAGCAGAGCAGTTTTTAAACATGGGATTGCTCCAACAGACGATTGAAGAACAGTTAGACGGGTTCCCTGCACAGCGCAGGCTCAACCCACAACAGGCTATTGTGCTCAAACGTGGGCCAATCATCGATATACAGAGCATAGCGTACTACGATGCAGACAACACAGAGCAAACACTAGCCGCTAATCAGTACACCGTATTGGAAGCTACTAATGTATTGCCAGCGTTGGCACCGGTGACAGATTCCGGCTGGCCTGATACGTACAGCCGCATCGATGCGGTAAAAATTACCTACCGTACAGGTTATGCAAGTGCTTCTGCTATCCCTGCAGATATATTAGATGCCATGCTTTTGATGATCAGCGACCAATACGACAACCGCACAGATGGCGTTCGTGCGCTGCCTACCGGGTCACAGTTAAAACTATTGCAGCACCGCTTAGACGCTTTCAGATGAATAGAGACTACTTCAGAAAGAAAGAGACGGTAGGGAGATTGCGGCACCGGGTACAATTTTGGCAACCTATTTACACGGCTAACGCCTATGGGGAGCAGGAAAAGAGCTATACAGCTTTAGACCCTGTATGGGCAAATGTTGAATACCTGCCATCAGGGTCAGGTGAAGATTCAGAAGCCCAGCGCATAACGTCTATGGTCAATTGCCGCGTAATAATAAGGTTTAACAGCCTCATAAATGCAGAATGGAGGATGGTGCATAATAACGAGCAGTTCAACGTGCTAACGGTTCTGCCTGATGCTAAGCAGCAGTATATGATGCTCGAATGTGTGATAGATGAACCGGTAACTAGCTATTGATATGAGCAGCGTTATAGACTTCCGGGAAGTGGAAAAAGTATCTAAGCGCTTAAAAACAGCGCTGGACCAGATAGATGATGAGAAGGAGCACAAGCGCATTAATAAAAAGGCTGGCCTATTAGTGCAATACGCTGCAAGAGCTAAAGCACCCAGAAGCCAGAGGCCGCATTATGTGTACAATACGCCAAAAACCATTAAAGGCAAGCGTGCCAAAAGAGGCTCAGCAAAAGAATACCGCACAAAATACCTCCCTGGCAACCTTCAGCTATCTATTAGAGTGCTGAACCTGAAAAGGGCAATACAGGCAATCATCGGGCCAAAGGTACTGCGCAGCGCAAGGGCAAAAGTGTATGGGCGCAACGCTCGCAACGTAAACGCCTTCTATGCGCAGATGATCTACGGCAGCGCAAAAGCCTTTAGGGATAAAGTGATGGTGCCATCATTAGTACAGCAGGAGGGGCGTGTCAGAAGGTATATCGAGCGCGAAATAGACAAGCTTAAACGCAACGCAGCAAGAAGAAATGATCTGTAATGGAATTAGGAAAACTCACATATAGCTTACTTAGTGCAGATGCTACCATTAGCAGCTATGTAGGCAATAAGATTTTCCCGGTGCAGATCCCACAGAATACCCAGCACCCTGCTATTGTCTATCAGCATGATAGCCAGGTGCCAACCAATATAAAAGATGGCCCTTCTCCTTTAGATACGGTAGGGCTTTCTATTGTCATATATGCCACTACTTATGATGATGCACAAGCTATTGCAGGCCGGGTGCGCACAATGCTTGACCACTACCAAGGCACAACTGCAGGCGTAACAGTGAACCGCATCAGCTTTGGCGGGCAGAGTGATAACGACTTCATTGAGGAGTATGGCTTTTTTGTAATTGAACAGAGCTATCAGGCAAGATTGAAGCGATGAAGATAGAATACCTCAAAGATTATGACAACGATTATGGCAGAGGCCGAAAAGGCATACAAAGCCATGTAGCAAATCAATTAGGTAAGAAGTTGATAGCAGAAGGTTTTGCAAAGCAGGTCGAAGAGGAGGCAGTAAGCCTGCCAGCATCGACAAAAGACGAGCCAATAAGAAAACCGGAGGCAGTTGAATTGCCTCCTGATGATAAAACTGAAATTGATCCACCAGCACAAAAAGAAAACAGCTTTTTGGCTAAAATATTTAAGCTATGACAACTGGAGTAATTAACGGCACAGATTTTAGGCTTTACCTGGCGGCTAATGTTATCGCTTATGCGACATCTTGCACGCTCAGCGGCAGCACTGAAATTCGGGAAACGATTCACAAAGACAACCCAGGCAGTGGTGATAGAGAAATTCAACTAGGCCAAAAATCTGCCACAATCACCTGTGAAGCATTTTTGAACACAGATGGCATTAACAACAGTAGTGTAGACCTTTTTGACCTGTGGCAAAACCGCACTTCTGTTACCTGGCTATTATCAACAGAAACGGCGGGGGATACGAGCTTTACCGGGTCTGGGTACATCACTTCTATCGAGAAGACGGCAGGAGTAGAAGAGAATGGCACTGTCAGCCTGACGATTGAAGTAGATGGCAGTATTACTACGGCTGTTATTGTGTAGTAATAATTAGAAAACAATCATAACCAACAATGAGCACAGTTAGCACTATTATTTCAGGTGGTGAAAAGCACCCCATTTATTTTGGTATGCTTGAGCTGGAAAATTACGAACAGCTTACCGGCACAACAGTAGGTGATCTGCTTGCAAAAGCGCAAGTATTGAGCACTGTTACTGAGGAGAACTTCAAGTGGCCTTTTACCACAACGGAGATGATCAATGTTGCCTATGTTGGGCTAAATGGCGGTGCCCGTAAACAAAAGCGTAAAAATGAGTACACCCGCGAAGAAGCGGCAGAAATCATTGATGAAGGCAAAGCGGTATTTATGCAAATATTCACTGCTTTCGGGCAAAGTGCTGCAAGGTCTTATGGCGGGGAAGTTGAAGAGGATCTGGCGGGAAACGCACCAAGCCCGAAAAGGCGGGCAAGCGCGAAAAAATAACGATTAGCCGCCTTCATTATGAGGCTTGTGGTATTGCAGGGATGTCAGAAAGTGATTTTTGGGAAAGCCCTTTATGGGTGGTCCTTAATCGCATTAAGGGCTATTCCGACCGCGAGCAGCGCGAATGGCAGCGAGCAAGCTGGCAGGTGTACTACCTGGGGCATTGGAAGAAAGGCAGCAATATTAACCCGCAGAAGCTAGCGCCGTGGGCATGGGACCTTGAAAAGCAAAAACCGCTAACGCTAGAAGAGCAACAAGCGAGGTTTGGCAAAGCGGATGCCTACATGAAAAAGCTGATAGCAGAAAAAGAGAAAAATGGCTAGAGCAGATTTAAACGTAAGGCTGGGCGTAATTACACGCAACTTTGAGAAAAGCCTGAAGCGTGCTGAGCGCAGCTTACGTAGGTCTGCACAACAAATGTCTGATATAGGCAGCAGCCTTACACAAGCTATTTCTTTGCCTATCGTTGGCGTTGGTGTTGCTTCTATCAAAGCAGCAGGCGATATAGAAGCCCTCCAAAAAGGTTTGGAAGCAGTGTTGCCGGCAGGGGAAAGTGCTGCAAAAGAGTTAGAGCGCCTCCGTAAAATATCTGAGCTTCCAGGCTTAGGTTTTGAGCAGGCTATAAGGGGTAGTGTGCGATTGCAGGCGGTAGGGTTTAATGCTGACCAGTCTGCTGCAGCATTAGAAGCTTTCGGGCGTGTTGTAG